CAAGATTGGTATTGAACCTGTCGCCTTTGGGATTGCGCCGTGCTGATCCAGCAACTTCCACAATGGATGCAGCTGGATTGCGTTGAGTGATTTTGATGACCGATTGGTTTTTCTTGGCCGTGGAAACTCTGACAATGATTCCGCGTTGAGCTGCGCCTTGCGTATAGGGGAACAGTTGACGGCCACGTTGCGACCAGTTGCGGGCCATGCCTGAAAGGTATTTGATGGGATAGTCACGCTTTGCTGCATCTACGATTGGTGCTGCGATTTGCTTTGCGTCACGGTCAAATTGTTTGCGCATTTCAGGATCAATTTGACGTAAGGCAAGCAACACTTCTTTGGTGCCTGTCACTGTTACGCCTGCGCTGATGCTCACTTTGATTGTTCCTTCAATACCTTGGCGACCGTAACTAGATCGTCAATGTCAAATGGTACATCGGGTGGCCACCAATGTACGGCGACCAATAGTTCTGCTAAGGCTCTGCGGTAGGTACCGCGACCGTAGGGTTTTCGGCACCTGCGTCTTCGGGTTCGATGTTGATCACCTGGTCTAGGTAGTCATCAAAAACGATTGGCACTTGGATGCCGGCACGCTTTGCCGATTCGTATGCCAGGTACGCAAGCCATTCAATGTGGATGTCGCCGGCTAATTGGCCAGCACCGATTTTGTATTTGCGTTCAAATGCAACGATGGATGCCATGGTCGTGGTGACCGTGTATGAACCATCTACGGTTTCGACGTTTAGTTTGATTCTCATGTCGGGTTTCCTTTTTGGTTGAGATTAGACGACGGCTGTTTCGACGATAGTTCCACCTTGGAAACTGATGTCGATGGATTGAATCTCGCCCAAGGCCGCGTTCATGATTGGCAGCGTTTCGAGATACGCATTGGAAACTGTCCAAATCTTGTTTCCGACAGTAGATCCTTCTTGAAGAATGACTGTTGTTTGCGTTCCGACAAGTGCTTTGAGCGTTGCATACACTTCGGACGCGCCGTAGGTCATGTACAGGGTTGCGGTCACTTCATTGTCTTGCAAAGTTGAGTTGTACACTCTTGCAACATTTCCGAAAACTGTTGTGTCCTGGGCAGTATTTGTTTGCGAAAGCGTGGCAGCTGTACAAAATCCGGTTAGTGCCACGGCGTTCACCTTGAAGATTGGGTTTGAAAGATAGATGCTAGTTGCCATTGGGGTTCTCCTCTGTTGGTTCTGTTTTAGCAGATTTTGGGGCTTTGTTGTCGGACTTGATAAATCCACCGTCTAGCAATGCTTCGACGTTAATCCCTTCGTCAGGTATGAACTCTTCGCCAGGGGTGCCGACAAGTTCGCTAACGATGATGTATTTACTCATGATGTTTGCACTTTCATTTTGATAGTGAGATCGTAGGCGGCCAAGTCTTGACCACCAATGGAAAGGCTAATGGGTCGGCCCTCTGTTACTGCGACACCCTTGTTGAGTAACTTTGCACAATTTTCCAGCACGTTGCGCAAAGCATCAAGATTGGCAGGGCCGATGGTGATGACGCGCACCGGCACATCTAGTTCTGCAATGTTTGCGTTGAACGCAATGAAACTAGGGGCATCGATAAAGACGCACGGCGGGTTCACGTTGCGTGGATCAGTGACAACGCGCATACCTGTGATGGTGCCAAGACTGGTTGCCAGATTGTCAATACCAACATTGAAAAGGTCGGTGTAGGCCATTAGGCGACCTGCGGACGGTTGATGCCAAGCAGCTGCATAATCATTGGCGTCACGCCGTTTGCTGGTGGTACACCCATGCCATCAAAACTTGCTATGGCGTTATAAGCACCGCGCTGTCTGAAATATGCCGCAGCAATCATGATGGTTCCCAAAAGAACGTCACCTGACGGCACAGTTGTTTGCGAATCAGAAAGATAGCCGGCTTCTAATCTGCGACGATATGCAAAAGCGTTTGCGGCATTTGTAGCTCTTGTCAGTGTGGTTGCATCGTCTGCGCCTGTAAGCGTCAAGCCAAGATAACTTTCCACCATTGCCGTGGTTACCCAAGTGCAGGAAACTGTCCAAGTGACTGTTCCTGTGGCCGTGGCAATGCGATTGACATCAGATGCAGTCTTTGCAAACAACACTTGATTGGCGATGGGCACTTGGCCATCGAACAGCAAATTGCCTTCGGTGTCTGTGCCTGTGTAGAGGTATTGAGGCAAGGCATACACGGTGTATGTGCCATTGAAAGTTGCATCGACAGATGCCACCGTGATGCTTTGCCCAACCTCGATATCGCTATCGGTCAGCAGTGTAAGCACTGCGTAGTTGTCAAGCAGTTGCTTGAATGTGACTGTATAGACCGCCATGGGCTGTCCGCCCTTCGGGTTATGCCTGGGTGATCTTGCGGATCATGCTTGACACTGCCGCAAATGTTGAGCAGTAGGCATGCACCGAGAACAAACGCGAGAGCGTTGCAGGCTGGTCCACACTCATGATCCCGCGCATGTCTTCGTAATACTCAAAGGCTTTGCTTGCATTTGTGATGACCATGGTCTTTGCAGCAAAGTTTGAGTCAACGACAATTTCCAAACCAAGTGGGTTTGAGCCGGTCCATGTGGTTGCGTTTCCGCCACCAAGTGCGTTCTGTCCTTGAAGACCAGGTGCGCCCAAGTATGGGAACACTGGACGGTTTGAACCGTCAACAAGCTGGCCCATTTGACCCCAAACATCTGGTGACACAAAAATTGTGTCAGGGAAGAAGTTGGTGCCGTTTGATACGTCAACTGCTGCGTCGTAGATGGACTTCATCAAGTCGGTTGTGGTTCCATCCCATACGCCTGACGAGTTTGCTGCTGCAAGCAATGCGTCTGCTGCAATGTTGTCGGTTGCGAGCATTAGTTCGCCAACCAGGTCATTCAGGATCAGTTCCATTGCACCAGGTGACGTAAAGTCAACATCCTGTCTGGACAAACTGACCTGCCCCGATACGGTGGTTTTGCTGATGGTATTGCTTGCAATGACCATTGTGGTTGCTGACACTGCGTCAAACTCTGCTGCTTGTGCAGCTGCGCTTGTGTGAGTTGTAATCGTTGGGCGCACGAATGTCTTCTGTTGTCCGCCATCCGGATACGCACGTGCGCCAAGGCGGTTGACCACAGGACGAACGAAGTTGATATTTTGCACGAGAGGTCCGAGCACGGGCACTGGCAAGAGGCCAGGTGTATTCGAAGTGGCCACATCGCCAGCGGCGGCTTGCAATGCGGTCTGATTCTCTGATTGCCATTCGGCTACGGCTGCATTTACTTTTGCAAACGTGTCGCCACCAATGTGGTATGCGGCCATCCAGTCAGCAGCTGATGGCAAGGCGAACTTGCGCTTTGGCTGTGCAGGAAGTGATGGTGTAGGGATTGCTGCGGCCTCGATGGCTTCTGCTGGTGCTGGTGTTGCTTCCACTTCGGTTGTCTCCTCGACTGGTTCTGTGGTTTCTGGATTTGTGTCGGGTTCTGTTTCCGCTGACGCGGCCACATCCGTGATGGTAGCACCACTGAATGCAGGAATGGGGACAAGTGACAATTCGAGCCAGTCGGCTGCGGTGACGGTCATGCGGCCGTCTTTGTCTCTTGTCGCAGAAATGATATTGACGCCTACGGATACATCCATGACGCCATCGGCTGCTAAGACCAGTGCTTCGTCGCCTAGATCGGTGCGACTGATTTTCATGCTTGCAAGCATTCCTTCGGGCGTGTCAATTCTTTCGGTGACGATGCCCACTGGTTTTGATGCGTCGTGATACATGAAGACGCGTGGTGCTTTGCCGTCAATTGGTAATGAGCCTGGCAAAAATTGAACTTCGGTGCCATCGCTAACAGTTGCGTACTGGTTATACGGAACGGCTATTGCGTCAATGCGGCGTTCGCCTGTGGTGTCGCCTTCGGCTGCGGTGACTGTGATTCGGTCAGTTGTAAAACGGATCATGCAAGTTCCTCTTGTGTGTTTTCGGCTGGTTCATTGATGTTGATGTTTGAGTCCATCAGAATTGTTTCACCTAGATAGTCATCTACGTCAAACTCTACGCAAGTGCCGCGGGGAAGTATGGCATCTGACGAAAGGGTGCTTGCAATACATTCTGCAAACACTTTTGTGCCAAACATCCACATGTCCATGCGGGCCTGCTCTGATGACTGGTAGGAATATGATCCAGTTGAAACGCCCAATAAGTATGGCGGGATATTCATAAGCCTTGCGATATCAAGTGCAGAATAGTTTGCAGATTCAATGAGCAACATTTTGTCCGGTGTGGCACTGGTTGGTTCGTAGGTCAAAAACTCATTTAGTGCAGCTGTCTGATTTGACGCACGTGCAGCATTGAACGCTGATGCCAAATCTGCCAGTTCTGATGCGCTCAACGGTTCGCCACCGGTCTGCTTCAAAATGCCAGACGGAATTGCTGATGCTGCATTGCGCAAACGGCTGGCCTGAATCTCTAACGCTGTTTCAATAGTGCTTGCAGATGAATAGATTGCGCCTTGTACAGGGCTGATGAATTGCACCAGGTTGACAGGGTCAATTTCGCCACCTTGGAAGTACACCATGCTTGACGGTGCAAACCACACTGGACCTGCCTGGTCGGTGGTGGTGATTGAGCCGGCGGGCAGGCGTGTGAACGATGCTGGAAAGCCATCTTGGGTTCGGCTGGTGATGTACCAAAAAGCTCTTCCAAAGAAAAGTAAATCATCCAGGGTCCATGCCATCAGCGTTTCATAGGGG